GTCGATTCGGATCATCCGCAAGTGTTTATTAAAAAGCGTGATGACTATATTAAAGATTTTATTTCTTACCGTGAAGCATATGATGGAGTTTTATATGAATAGAATGTATGATGATGTTCGAATCTTGCGCCATTTGTAAAATAATGATATACTAAATATTCTGAATGGTAGTAAACTGATTTTTAGAAAGGTATTTCGGACGTGGGTGCGAATCCCACCAAGTCCACCAGAAGCATATTAATACCCGAACCTAGGCGGGGACCACAAAGAGACCTAGTATGCTTCTGATGGGCTTGACTAGATTCGACGGGATAATAAGTACAATTATTGGCTACTCGACATATCAGTCGTTAAAAATAAATCAAGTAAACGCAAACGATAGCGAATACAGATTAGCAGCATAAACACTGCTTAGGGTTTCGGTGGGCTTCCTCGTAACAGAATAACCTACCACTTTCAAAACTCGATAAGGAAGTAGATGATACTAAAGACTATAAAAGTCTTACTAGGATCTTTTTTATTTTTTGGTTTAATATTGTCTGTGGATAGTGAAATTATAGAGAGCAAATATCATTTGATAACTCCTAGTACAGAACAACAAATCAATTGTTTAGCACAAAACATATATTACGAAGCAGCAACAGAATCCTTTGAGGGTAAACTTGCAGTCGCGCAAGTGACTCTTAATAGAGTTAAATCTGGTAAGTTTGGTAATACTGTTTGCAAAACAGTCTATCAAAAAGTTAATAAAACATGCCAATTCTCTTGGGTATGTGAAAAGAAGAGTCGTCTTATGAGATATGATTCTCATGAATTTATCGCATCTAAAGAAGCTGCGTATAGAATTCTTGTTGGTGGGCATAGAATAAAGAAGCTAGACAATGCTCTTTATTATCATGCCAATTATGTAAATCCTAGATGGAATAAGAAAGTGATTGCCAAAATAGGCAAACACATTTTTTATGCTTGATCTTTATTGTTAATTTGTTTGTCAGCTTCTATTCTTTCAATATCAATCGTTTTGCCACGAAGCTGAAGAACAGTATCAACTTTTTCGTTGAGTCGAATTAAATCATTATCTAAAGTTCTAATTCTATCAATAAGATTGATTAGAGATTTGTTTGCACTAGTAACTACTGGTTTGACTTCTAATGTAACCCAGACCCATGTGTAATGAACAAAATAACCAAGACCAAATGCAGCAATGATTGGAAAGCCGTATTTGTTGATTAATTCTACAACATTCATTCTTTGATCGAAGATATTCTTTTTGTCATTGCGAGTCGATCTTCCATAATAGCAATATGTTGTCTGTTTTCACCAATCATATCACGATTCTTTTGAATCTCTTTCTCCATGTCTTGTCTTAGTTTCTCTCGGGCTAACTCGGCACCAGAGTTAGTTGCTTGTTTATTATCAGAAGTCACGACCAAAGAAATTTTTCCATTTAATATTGTAACATCATGTGCGAGATTTTGAAGTGCAGTCATTAAGTAAACAACACAAGAAAATAGTAGTGGTAACAATGCAAAAGTTAATTTCTCGATTAACTGACCTTTTGCGTGTGCTTCTTCTAGTTTTTCTTGGGACATTTGAGAATCCTCCTTTAAATTAGTCTTTTCTAAGGTCATTATTATGGGCCCTCGCAATTCTACCAAAGTTGGGTTGTAATCCTAAAGCATGAGATATCTTAATGTCAATTCTTTCTACTTCGGAATTCATTATGTCGATCCGTTTATCCAAACTTTTTGTAATCTCCTCTAATGACTTGATAGAAGAAGTGACTCCAGCTAGAATGAATTTGAGACAGAGTAATACGAAATAACCAGCAGCAATAGCTGCAGCAATTGGAAATCCAACATCAGCGACGATAGTAGTAATGTCGGTAAATTCCATATTTTCTCCTTTTTATTATTTATTATTTGAGAAAATTTGCTAGATATATAGTTGTATGTTAGAATAATGTTTTTCTTTATAGGTGAAAAATTATGAGTAAAGTTGCATTGATTACTGGTATTACTGGTCAAGACGGAAGCTATCTCGCAGAACTTCTACTTGACAAAGGATACGAAGTTCATGGAATTGTTAGGCGTTCTAGCACTGGTATTAATACTAGTAATATTGAATCCATCAAGCATAAAATCAAATTTCATTATGGCGATTTGACTGATTCTGCAAATCTAGAATCCATCATTGTCAAAGTAAAACCAGATGAGGTTTATAATCTTGGTGCACAAAGTCACGTTAGCGTAAGCTATGATTGTCCAACATACACTGGTGATGTAAATGCAATCGGTGTTTTGAAATTACTTGAAGCTATTAAGACGCTTGCGAAAGAAAAGCAAGTAAAGTTTTATCAAGCATCAACAAGTGAATTGTATGGCAAAGTAAAAGAGACTCCACAAACAGAAGCTACTACATTTTATCCACGATCACCATACGCTGTAGCTAAACTCTACGGCTATTGGATTGTTGTAAACTATCGCGAAAGTTTTAATCTCTTCGCATGTAATGGCATTCTATTCAATCATGAAAGTCCGCGACGTGGACCAGAGTTCGTTACTCGAAAGATCGTTCAAGGAATGATTCGTACCCATCTAGGCTTGCAACCAATTCTTCAATTGGGAAATCTAAATGCTCGCCGTGATTGGGGTCACGCTAAAGATTATGTCCGCGCAATGTGGGCAATGCTACAACAAGACAAGCCAGACGATTATGTTATCTCCAGCGACGAAGAGCATTCGGTTCGCGATTTTTGTGAAGATGTTGCAGAGTATCTTGGATTTAAAATTGAATGGCGTGGTGAAGGATTGAATGAAGTCGGTATCAACACTTCGACTGGCGAGAAAATTATTGAAGTGAATAAAGACTTTTATCGTCCAGCAGAAGTACCAACAATTTTTGGAGATTGCAGTAAAGCTAAGAAAGTGTTAAACTGGAGACCAGAGTACACTTTTAAAGACTTGGTATTCGAAATGTGTGAAACTGAAATGGAGAAACAGAAAAATGCAAATCTACGAAAGTCCTGACAAAGGAAAAACAATTTACAAAAGAGAATTCGGTTCACTAGAAAAAATTCTAGTTAAATCACCAGAAAAAAAAGTCGTTCTAGTTACTGGTGGATTTGATCCACTTCATTCTGGGCATCTCGCATACTTCAAAGCTGCTAAAGAACTTGGAGATATACTTGTTGTTGGTATTAACTCGGATTCTTGGTTGAAGAGAAAAAAAGGTCGTTCATTCTATACTTGGGATGAACGATTTCAATTGATTAAGAATTTGGAAATGGTAGATTACGTTATCGAATTTAACGATGACGGAAACAATTCAATCAATGCAATCAAACAAGTTTCCGAAAAATTTTCTAATGCAAAAATTATTTTCGCAAATGGTGGAGATCGAACAGCAGACAACATTCCAGAAATGGGATTGCTTGATGATGAGCAATATAAAACCAACTTAGAGTTTGCATTCTCCGTTGGCGGTGACAATAAAATGAATTCATCTTCATGGATTCTTGAAGAATGGAAAGCACCTAAGACTAATAGGTCGTGGGGATATTATAGAGTTTTGCATGAACAAGACAAAGAAATTAAAGTGAAAGAATTGACGATTGAGCCAAAAACATGTTTGAGTATGCAAAGGCATAAGAATCGTGCGGAGCATTGGTTTGTTGCGGAAGGCACAGCTTCAGTATATACTTTAAATTCTGATATTGAACTAGTTGGAAATTTTAATAAATTTGAATGTCTACATATCGATAAAGAACAATGGCACAAACTCTGTAACGAAACAGATAATCCATTGAGAATTATTGAAATACAGTATGGCGAAAATTGCGTTGAAGAGGATATTGAAAGAAAATGATGTTAATACCCGGAAGTGTCGGTGATCTATTTGATCGAATTACAATTCTTCAAATCAAAATGCTTGAAATCAAAGATGAAGCAAAGTTAAACAATATTGAGAAAGAACATCGTCTTTTAATTTCGCTAGATACATATAAGCAAACGAAAGATGTTGTTAATAAACTTTTTAATGAACTATTCGTTGTAAATTACAAAATCTGGAATCTTGAGGATGATATTCGTGACCTAATTGCTGCACAATCTTATGGCGAATACTTTATTAATGTCGCTAAGTTGATTCCAAAAACTAACGATGAACGTGCAAGAATTAAGAAAGAAATTAATCTAATTTGTAATTCTGAATTGATTGAAGAGAAATCTTACCATGGAGAAACTAATGAAAAAACTACTTGAACTTGGAAATCATTATGTAAGTGATTTCATCAAAGACGATAGCGAAATGCGAGATCGACCGAAATATAGTCTCGATTTATATCTTGATGAAGAATTAGGTGCGCCACGTTTAGATCCAAAAGATATTGCTCCACCATCTACTATGTGGGGCAAGTATTGGTATCGTAGCGCAATCAATACAAGCATGACACTTGAATTGCAAGGTATCGTAAAAGAAATTACATCCCGCGTTAAGTTGAAAGACGATGACATTTGGCTTGATATTGCATGTAATGATGGAACGCTATTAAAAGCGGTTCCAGACAATCTAAACAAAGTCGGTATCGATCCTTGCGACGATTCATTCTATGCAGAAAGTAGCAAAGTCGCAACAGTTGTGCAAGATTACTTTACTAAATCTGCATGGGAAAGAACTAAATTTGCTGGTAAGAAAGCAAAAGTCATTACTTGTATTGCAATGTTTTATGACCTAGATGATCCGCATCCATTTGTAAAAGACATGTATGATGTTCTTGATGACGATGGAGTTGCTGTTCTTCAAATGAGTTATACACCTTTGATGATTAATCAACTAGCATTTGATAACATTTGCCATGAGCATGTTTACTACTATGATTTGAAGAGTATTCATAAGTTGTTCTCTCAGCATGGATTCCGTATTGTTGATTGTAGTTTGAATGATACTAACGGTGGAAGTTTTAGAATCTATTTCCAAAAAGACACTGCATCAATTACAAGTTTCGGATCATCACCTTTGCGCGATGTTTGTGACTATCGTGTAGAATCAATCCTTAACTATGAGAACAATGTGGTTGACATTTCAAGTCCAATCATTTGGAATTCATTCAAGCACCGACTTGACGATTTGAAAGTTGATGTTCTTGAATTCATCGACAATGCGAAGAGCAAAGGTAAGAGCGTGTATGGCTATGGCGCAAGCACCAAAGGCAATACATTGCTACAATACTTTGGTATTGATCATACGCATGTTACAGCAATTGCAGAGCGCAGTCCATACAAGTTTGGTTACAAAACAGTTGGTTCAAATATTCCCATCATCAGCGAAGATGAAATGCGAAAAGCAAAGCCAGATTATGCTTTGGTTCTTCCCTGGCATTTCATTAGTGAGTTTCAAGTAAGAGAGAAAGCATTTCTGGATGCAGGTGGTGCGTTTATCGTTCCTTGTCCAGTTTTTGAAATTATCTCTAAATGAACATCACCAATGTAACATTCTTCAATCGTTGGAGAAATGGTGACTGCTTTATCAATAAAGAATACGTTAGGGATATCATTTCAAGATACCCTAACGGAATCACTTTTAAATATGCTCATGATAATCATCCAAACATTGTTTCGGATTTGAATTGTGAGCATGTTTCTTTAAGTTCAATTCATCCGATTGGTACGTTTACTCCACTAGCACAAGTGGAGAATATTCTTTACATCAACACTTGGGTTGGCTGTTGGATTGGTAAACATCTAAAAGAAAAAGATCATGCAAATTTTTATTGTTTGCATGATATGTGGAAAGAATTTTATCAAGCATTGAATCTAGAAATGAAGGGAGATTATTCATATTATCATCCTTCTATCGATTTTAGAAAGTTTGATCTTACAGAAGCAAATAACTATTTGCTTAGAATTGATCCTAAAGAAATCATTTTAATTTGTAACGGCGTTCAACAAAGCGAACAAAGTAGCATGGGTGATATGCGAAACATTATTATTGGACTTGCTACAAAGTTTCCAGAAAAAGAGTTTCTTATTACACATAAAGTTGATGCTGAATTGTCAAACGTAACATGTACTGACTATTTGTTTTCTTCTTCCACTGGAAATCTAAATCAAATTGCATTTCTAAGTCTGTTCGCTAAATTAATTATTGGAAAGAATAGTGGTCCGTTCACTTATGCACATATTAAAGAAAACATGAATAACTATCAAAAAACATTCATGTGCTTTTCACATAAGATGAGAGATTGTTTGATGGGTGAAGGTGAATACTTAGCAAATTCATTCTTTAGTGATACTATTGATGATAATAAAGCAATTGAAATTTGTGAAAATTTAATACAATATCCATCGTATGCAAATTATAAAAAGCCCACTAAGGAGCTATTTGAATGAAAAATGTATTATTAGTTACTGGTGAATCTAAAGAATGTGGCATCTATCAATATGCGGATTCTATCTTTGAAATTCTAAAGACTTCGACAAAATATGAATTTGATTTTCTTGCAACAAATGATAAACAAGATTTGTATAATCATTTAGAAGAAAATGATATAGTAGCAATCATTTACAATCATCATCCACATACGATGAATTGGTTGAATAGCGGTGTAACTCGACCAATTAATAGTGCTGGTCTTGTGAAGCAAATTGTTATTTTTGGACATGAACATCTAAACACATTTACTGGCGTAGATCATTATATACACACCGATCCGAATGCCAATCATAATGATTTTCTTGCATCAGGCGAGTTTGCTGGAATTCCGCCAATCACATACTATGATGACATTCAATATAGTGAGCCTAAAGGAACGATTCGAATTGGAACTAGTGGAATCGGCAATCGAACTAAAGACTTGCCAACATTAATTCGATTAATCAATGAACAATTCACAGAAGATGTGATTCTAAATCTACATGTTTCTGATGGCGTGTTTGTTGATCCTACTGGTAAACTATCTGGCGCATTAGTGGATCAATGTTTGGAACTTGCAAATAGCAATGTGAAAATTAATTTCACTAGAGATTTTCTATCCAAAAAAGATTTAATCTCTTGGTTAAATCAAAATGATATTAATTTGTATTGGTACCAGACTCCAGAAGTTCCGGGAGTCTCCGGATCTATTGATCGTGCATTAGCATCAAGAAAACCATTTGGTGTAAATCATTCCAGCTTCCTTTCACATGTAAGAAGAGATTTTAACGATTTGACAAAAGTATCAATTAAAGATATAATTGCTGCTGGTATTGAGCCACTTCAGGAATTCTATGACGCATGGAATCCAACAAATCTTTTAAATCTTTATGAAGGCATAATCGAAAAATGAAAAGTGCATTAGTATTGGGTGGTGGAGGATTTATCGGCGGTCACATGGTTAGTCGATTAAAGAGTGAAGGTTATTATGTTCGTGCTGTAGATAAGAAAACACACGAATATAAAAATCTAAACGCTGATGAATTTTTTCTTGCTGATCTAACAGAACAAAGCGAAGTTCAGCGTGTCATTAATAGGCATTTCGATGAAGTGTATCAGCTGGCTGCAGACATGGGTGGCGCAGGATATATTAATACAAATCTTTATGACGCAGACGTTATGCATAATAGCGCAAGTATTAATCTAAACGTACTCCATCGATGCAAAGAGATGGGAATTAAAAAAGTATTCTTTAGTAGTAGTGCTTGCGTCTATAACGAAGAGTTGCAGTCTACGAATGAGAATCCAGACTGCAGAGAAGCAAGTGCTTATCCAGCGCATCCAGACTCTGAATACGGTTGGGAGAAATTATTCTCAGAAAGATTGTTTCATGCATACAATCGTCAACATGGAATGCAAAACAAAGTAGCGCGGTTTCACAATATCTTTGGTCCGTACGGTACATGGGACGGAGGAAAAGAAAAGTTTCCAGCAGCTATTTGTAGAAAGATTGCAAAAGCAAAAGATGGTGATGAAATTGAAATTTGGGGTGACGGAGAACAAACAAGAAGTTTTCTATACATTGGAGAATGCATCGAAGCTGTTCGACGTTTGATGCAAAGTGAAACATTTCATGGTCCAGTCAATATTGGCGCAGATCAAATGATTAGCATTAATGATACGGTAGATCTTGTTGCGAAAATTGCCGGCAAGACAATTCGCAAGAAACACATTGATGGCCCGACTGGCGTTCGTGGTCGCAATAGCAACAATGAATTGATTGCAGAAAAGTTGAATTGGTCTCCAGAACAAAATCTTCGCGAAGGTCTAGAGACTACATACGGCTGGATTTATGAGCAAGTAGGAAAACAAAAATGAAAACTAAAGTTCTATTTGTTACACAAACACTTGGAGCAAAGGCTGCATGTGGAATTGGCTTGATGGGTGATGTGACTGGTAAAGTGCTATTGCAACATCCAGAATTGCATTTCGATATGATCTACACAGATAGTATGCATGAAACGCAACAAAAAATTCTATCATTTGATCCACAAGTTGTAATTTACAATTATGCTCCAGGAACTACTCCGTGGATGGATGACTATCAAATGCGAGCACCATTTCCACATATCAAACATGCAAGAATCATGCATGATATGAGCCAGTCAATTGCTAATTCATTTAGACCAGAAATGAATCATGGTTGGCAATTTATAATTGCAGATGATCCTAGCGTAAAAGAAACGAAGCATGTATTTACAACGAATCGATTGCTTCCTGGAGCTCCAACCGTATCTTATGTTGAACCAAAGAAACCTATCATTGGATTTCAAGGCTTCGGACCACCACATAAAGGTATCGCTAGACTAGCACATAAGGTGCAAGAAGAATTTGATGAAGCTACACTAAGATTACATATTCCTTTTGGATTCTACGAAGATTTGATTCATGGCTACAAAGGAAGCAATGCATATGCTCGCGTAAACGAAGTGAAGCAAATCATCACAAAACCAGGAATTGATGTTATAATTACGCACGACCTTTTAGATACGCAACAAATTATCGATCTATTAGCACAAAACACCATTAATTGTTATTTCTACGATTACTTAGATGGAGCCGGATTAGCAAGTAGTCCAGATTATGCGTTGGCAGCAAAGCGACCAATCGCGGTGACAAGAAGTTATCAAATGCGAAACTATTGGGATCTTGAACCAAGCGTATTGATTGAAAATAGTAGCATCAAGCAGATCATTGCAAATGGAACAGCTCCACTGGAACCATTATATAAAGCATATAGTAAAGAGAGTGTCTGGCAAGATTACACCCGTGTGGTAAATGCAATGTTGACTTCAGCGTAAGAGTCTGTTATACTTATCCTTTGTTCAATAGGAAAAATATGAATCTTAAAATTCTAACTCAAAAAGAGTTTGAAGGAGAAATCAAATCCTTGCAAAAACAGCTACAACCAATTACAATGATAGACACGATTCTAGAATATTGTGAACGGAAGAAGATTGAAGTTGAAACAGCGGCCGCACTCATTACACCAAAAATGAAAGCTACGATTGAAAGCGAAGCAATGAAAGCTAGATTGATTCCCCAAAAAGCAAGACTACCACTAGACGATGAGGACTAAACTATGGAACCAGAAGTTAACGACAAAGTTTGGGTTATTACTCCAGAACACAAAAAATGTATTAACGACATTTGTTATTGGAGAAAAGATGACTACATGGTTCAACAAAACATGGGTTGGCGATGGGGCACGTTTACAGTACCAGCACCAGATGATCTTACCATCAAACAATGGTTAGCATCATATGATTCAAGTGTCGGAACTGATCTATACGAAGACTTTGGTGATGTATATGATTTCGAAACACAAGATGGTGTTTGGGAAGATTGGGAATTTCCAAGTAACATGCCAGAAGAAGATAGAGAAGCATTCAATTCAATCTATGAAGAAGACGGCACATGGGGATTAGAGCAAGATGGATGGATGTCTGTTGATTGCGAAATCAATGTTTCTGGTCCATTGAAGATTGAAGAACAATGATTCCGATTCTACTACTAAAAACATTGAACAACAATACTAAGATCAAAAGTAATAAAACACTTTGCGCCCTAGTATTGCCAAAGAATAAGACACAAAGTCTTATAAATAAAGTTGTAGAGAAATCTACATATACTTTAAGTACACAGTAATACACATTTATACATTTTAATACGAGGTAACACACTATGGCATCATCATTTGCAGATCTAAAGAAGTCCCGCAACAAAGACTTAGAGAAACTAACACAAGAAGTTTCTAAACTCTCAAACAAAGAAGAAGGTAAAAAATCATACGAAGACCTTCGATTCTGGAAACCCACAGTAGATAAAGCTGGAAACGGTTTCGCAACAATCCGCTTTCTTCCTGCACCAGAAGGCGAAGACGTTCCCTGGATTCAAATATTTCAGCACTCCTTTCAAGGTCCAGGTGGATGGTATATCGAAAACTCTCTTACGACGCTAAACAAAAAAGATCCAGTCTCAGAACATAATACTGTTCTTTGGAACTCTGGCATCGATTCAAACAAAGATATTGCGCGTAAGCAGAAGCGTAAGTTGCAATATATTAGCAACATCTATGTTGTTAAAGACCCAGCCAATCCTGAGAACGAAGGCAAAGTCTTTTTGTATAAGTTCGGTAAGAAAATCTTTGACAAGTTAAACGATTTGATGAATCCTGAGTTTGAAGATGAAGCACCAACGAATCCATTCGATCTTTGGGAAGGCGCTAACTTTAAGCTAAAGATTCGTAAAGTTGAAGGCTATCAAAACTACGACAAGTCTGAGTTTGATCGTCCTGCACCATTGTCACAAGATGATGATGATCTAGAGAACATTTGGAAACAAGAACATGCATTGTCTGAATTTCTTGATCCAAAGAATTTCAAATCGTATGACGAATTGAAAGCTAAACTCAATAAAGTTCTTGGTCTTGATGGTGGCGGCGACAACGATTCAATCTCAGCTATCGTTGCAAAGAGCGCACCAGCAGCTCCGGTAGCAAGTAAAGCAAAGAAGACTGTTGCTGATGCATCAGAAGATGACGATGATGAATCTTTGAGTTACTTTGAGAAATTAGCAGAAGACTAATTTCAAACTTATATTATGTGAAAAGGAGAGCTGATGCTCTCCTTTTTTTTATCCAATTGGAACTGCAGTTTGTGCACCCACAGATCGTAGAACATCAAGAGTATCTGTGCGTTTAATTACGGTGGTCGATGTACTATTGTTATTATTAGTGATTTTGTTTCCAGAGTTAACAAGAGTAGTATCTCCACTTGTTGTATCTGTTTTAGGCTTTGATGTAGCGATTTCTGCCGCTATAGCAGATTGTTTTACAATATAGTTTCCTAGAGATGATACGGTTGCTGTAGGAAGTGTTTTTATAATTTCTTGATCTGATATGAAGTCTTCAGCAGTTAGCTTATTGTCGCCATTCAAATCAATTATGGGTCGACCAGCCGCGTCAAATCCCATGACACGAAGTTGTCCATTATTATATGGTTCAAAAATTACATCTCCACCTACCATACCATTGTCAGTCCACGAAAGTGGTGTTCTGTTACCAGTATCACGAAGTCCAATACTAGCATCTTCAGCTTTAACCCATTGTTTAGTTTGTTGATTGTATACCATTCTATCAATTGAGCCTCCAGATATTAGAGTTGAAGCATCACCACCAGTTTCGTTAGAGTATGTATTATCTTGTGAATAAGGCTGCATCTGACTAAAATCTTGCTTTGTTATACTTGTGTCTAGTTCACTCGCAACAGCTTGAAGTAATCCAGAACCAAGTGTCTTGTAATTGACTTTTTGTAATGCTTCAGCAGTTTTTGCAACTTCTTTTGCCGTATTTTCATATCCTTGATCCGAAGACAATCCTTTATAAAGTGATTCTACTAATTTGATAATTTGTCTTGCAACTTCATTAGCATTTAATTTAATAAAATCTTCCAATTTACCAAAATCACAACCTGTCAGATAAGAATCTGTAAATGGTAAAGGACTTTTTGGATTTCCTATATAAAAATAAACTGTTACTCTATTTGAAGAAACATGTGCGCCAAGATAATCGAATCCTATATTTGTTGCTGGTTTGCCGATTTGACTTCTTTTTACTTCCATTGCTTTTACTGCATTAAATGCAATTCTTAACAATTGATCACAAATCGCAGTCCATGCTACGTCCTGACCTTGTTTTAAATAATTTAAATCTTTAGCATAGATGGTTGATATAGCAGTTATATTATTATTTCCAGTTGTATAAAGTATTCTTTCGAGTATTGGATCTGGTTGATATGGCTCATCTTCATCAAAGATTCCAAAAAGACTCGCTACAGCGACGAATGCAGCAATATATGGTATAGCTTCAAGTAGTGTTGTTCCGACAGCTGCAAGAGTGCTACCGCCCGCAACAGTAGTAGTAGCAGGAATAAGTCCATCAGCAAGCATTAGATTAGCGATTTCTGCCTCTGATAATGACGCACCAACAGTTCCAGCTGCACCACCAGTAGCACCGCCTGCTGTACTACCACCAATGGCTCCTATACTACCTTCAAATCCACCTGTAGTACCAGCACTAAGACCGCCAGCATAACTCATTCCTGGAGCAGATAAAAATGATGGCAACATACCTGCGGGAACCCCTATAGCTGTCAAGCCACTTCCGACGGCTTGACCAGCTGCTTGAAGATAAGGCATAATGTATGGAGAAGCATAAGACCAAGCAGCCTTTCCAGCCCATTGGAGTCCTTGACTAATTGCAAAATTTGCAAGTGCTGCTGTGTATGGATTTGTTCCTTTACCACCTAACGCTTTATAAATTGCTCTAGTTCCAGCAACTTTACCAAGATCAAGAGCCATGTTACCGACTTGAGATAGTGGACCACCAGAATCAAAAAATCCAGGAGAACCAAGCGTTCCACCAGCAGTAGATCCTGACCCCACTCTACCTTGAGATATTGCAGTTATAACTTCTTGAAGTTTACCGATGATTCCCTGATCACCCTGTTGACTTACATATTTTGCTTCAGCAGCATCGGTTGCGCGTCTTACAGCATCAACAGCAATTTGGTCATTTTGTTGCGTTAAAAGATCATTTGTTTGTTTTCTTGCTGCTTCAGCAGTAGGATCTGTAATAGTTAATGCCTTGTCTCCACCAACAATTGGAGTGACGGTAGGTTCTCTATCATAACCACTTGTCCATGTTGGTCCAACGGCAGCATTATTTCCATTCTGCGATTGTGGAACATTATATCTACCATAAGCATCTGTGCCAAATGATGATGCGCTATTTAAACTAACTTTTTTACCAGTTCTTGGATCGATCCACTCAGAAGCCTTTGCATTTGGATCCATGAATCTACCAACAGGATCACTAACGGCAGCACCAAGAGTGTTAGCCATGTAGTTGACGCCTTCCGTTGGATTCTTGAATCCATACTTAGCAAAGACAGTCTCATATCCAGTAGCTACACCAGTAGTACCATATAGTAATTGTTCAACTGCTAATTTCTTATTACCTCTTGCATAATTACCAAGAATCTGACCAGTAAGAATATTACTCTTTTCAGCATCCATTCCACCGATCATACCAAATAGAAGTCTTCCACCAGCACGAGCACCAGCTTCAAGATAGCCTGTTGCTAGATTATTGAGTGCTGGCGCAAACATTCCGCCATATTGTTTACCAAATAGACTTGTCGATAATTTGTTTATGCCTTTACTAATACCGAAGATATTGTTTAATTGTTGTCCTCGGAACAATGCACCAGATGCAGCTTGTTGACTTACACCAACACCTTTAGGAAATAATGCTTTGCTTAGTGCGAGATTAAATGCTTTTGGAACAGCTTTTTGAAATTCTTTTGCAAAACTTGCATTTGTTTCTGCAATGATTTGTTGTGGAGTTTTTAATATTGGACTTATTGGTCTATTTCTAGGAGCAACAGCATTTGCGGTTCTTGCACCACTTTTTGTAAGATCTTTAAGATTGTCTATTGTGTCTTTACCAATTGCTGAAGCTACTTTAATAGTAGCATCTGTTGCTTTACGAATTTCTTTTCTAACTTCTTCCATCTTTTGAGTCAATGGAGAAGTTTTTTCTGGGATCTTTGCTCCGGAGAATGATGTATCAGCTTCTGGATTTGGACCTTCTTTATATGATCCAAATCCTTGACCAGTAAATACTGGAGTTGTTGGCATAGCATCATATGCTGCTTGACTATCTCTTGCTGAATTGAATCCTGATAATTTTGGTGCTTCAGCTACACTTAAAGGTTCGCCTCTCAATCCAGAGGCCATCAATGCTCTTTTTCCTATAGCATCACCACTTGATCTTTCATATTGTTTATCAAAAATAACAGCGGCTTGTTCAGCAGTTGTTGCTGTTCTTAAAGCATTGCCAGCTTTTTTTTCATTATTATTTAATTCCCATTGAATGTACTGCAATTGCTCTGTAAGATTAGATTCTCTTATAGATTTGCCAAATAATTTTTCAAATTTTGCTTGACGATCTGGATGCCACTGTGCAATTCCATATGCTTTTCCACCATCACCTATAGCATCTATTTTTAAATTTTGACCAGATTCGATTTGTAAATTGCCAACAATACCAGCAGCTTGTTCTGGTGTCCATCCTTGACTTTCAAAAAATTGTTTAGCATAAAGAGCATTTTTTGTTGCATTCTTTCCATAACTATTTGACGGCTTAGTTGTATTTTCTTTAGGTGGTTCTATAGTTGTAGCAATTGGTATAGTTGGTGTTGGTACTACAGAAGTTGTTGCAGCACTTGCATTTGCAGCTCTCATTGCAGCTTGTTTTGCTGCTTTACCTCCCATCGGATTTGGAACATTTCCTAAAACATTTCCAGCTTGATTTGCTGGAGCGTTCATTTCTAGGTTAACTTGTTTTGCTAGTTTTGGATCTACTAGTGTTTGCCCTAAACCAGTTTTTTCAACAATAGTATTTAAATCTGGAAATTTTAAGTTAGTGAACCAGTTTTTAACTTCACCAAAAGATGATTCTACAGAATTTCTAATTCCATCAAATGCGGAAACTACATAATTTGTAGCAGTTGTAAAAGATGATGTAATAGTATCTTTAATATTATTAAATGTGGGAACAAACTCATCAAATATTTTTGTTACACTTGCACTAACTTCTTGAAATTTTTGACTAAATATTTTTCCGTAATTTTCTAAATCTGGAAGAATTGTTTCAAACATCTTATGTCCGAAATCGGAGTCACCTATTGCTCCTCCAATAGCAGATCCAATCGCTACTCCAATAGGACCGCCAATCATTCCGACAAGACCACCAACAGTAGCACCGATTGCTCCTGGAGCTAAATCTTTAGCAACACCAGCAATTGATTCGCCACCATTAGAGACTCTATCATATGCCATGTAAGCACCAAGACCAAGACCAACCGCGCCAGCACCTTTTAAAAGTTTTCCACCAATTCCGCCTCGACGACTCTTGCCGCCAGCCTTTCCGCTATCTTTTCCATCACCTTTATCTTTTCCACCTTTACCATCACCTTTATCTTTTCCACCTTTACCGCCACCCCTACCACCCAAAATTCTATCCATAATCCCTTCAGCGGCTCCGGAAGCTAATGCAGAACCGATACCTGGTCCTTCTTCGTATTCACCGATGCGGGATGCGACCCCGCCTTTAGAACCAATATTGTTAATTGCATCTAATAATTTACTATCTCTTAATGCTTGTTCTCTAGCATTTTCTTCATCATATTGGGATTTTGTTTTAGCAGAATCTACTTGATATCTTAATAATCTAGTTTGTTCAATAATGCTTGCATTTATTAGTTGCAATTCGCGAACAACTGCAGCATTAAAATTTGAACTATCTGAAGATGTGTTAGTTGATGCTGATGACGATGATTTAGAAGATGATGACTTTTCATCTTTATCGTTTTTATTAGAATACGAATTAGCACTACTTTTCAATGCTTCAGCAAAAGAGTATGCGCTATTAATTCCTGGCATCTCGGATCTTGCTGCGCCTTTGATTGCAGCACCAATTCCAGAAATAGATCCTGTTACAGTTTTTTTTGCAGCTTCAGCTAAAGCTGCAGCGTAGTTTCCTATTGAAGCCATCTTAGTCTCTATCCAAAATAGAATCAGGATTTGAACTAATTACAGTAGGCTTTTTAACCACTGGTCTTGTGGGTTTGCTAATCGGATTAACAGGAGTGACTGTATCTACAATTTTCTCTGAACTAAAAGTAGACATTTGTTGTTGATTTTGAAATGGCGATGGGGAACCAACACTTGTTGAAAATGAACTAGCACCAGCAATTTTTTCTTGTCCGCGACTCCAAGCAGCAACTCCAAGAACTGCACCCATCGCTAGATGATAGAGTCCAGCACCTTGAAGCGTGATTGGATTCCATTGACTTGAAACATTGCCGTGCTGAATTGCTTGAAGCACCGACCATAGAATTGGAAAAATAATAAAATCAGCAATACAAGTTACCATGTATGACCATCCCATCATAGGGCGCCATTTGCTGTTCATCCAATCTTCTTTTTTATGGTGGTGCTTAGTTGTCATCGTTGTCTAGCCCTTTGATTTTGTGCTTCTATTCTGTTATTTTGTTCTTCGATGTGCTGAGCCAATAACATTAAGTATAAATCACGTTCAAAGGGAATCATATCTTCAAGCACTTCTAAACTATATTTATGATGCTGAATCAGAGCAAAATTAGTTTTATAATAATTTGCTAAATTATCATTGCCCATCACAATACGAAAAAATTTGACATTCCTTCTAGTGTAACTTTATCGTGTGATCCGCAGCCACCACATTTCCATTCAATTTCTTTTTTGACTTTAGGCATTGAAGTGAAGAAGTTATTGATTTTCAAAAACTGTTCTTGAGAAAGATTGTCAATGAATTCAAACAATTCTTTTTTTGAAACGTCTTCAATCTTATAAATCTCTTCTTTATCATAAATGTATTCAACACAATTTGCAATAGTTTCCATTGCAATATCCATTTGATTTTTAGATTTTTTGTTTAGATTTTTTAGACTTGCATCATCAAGTGTTGGATATTTCATTTTAACACCGATTTGATTTTCTTCGTCAAGAATAATATTATCCGTGTGACCAACTCCTTGATCGACTTCAATTTCTAATAAATTAACATCTACTAATGTAGTATGATCGCATTCTACACCTTCATCGTTGTATCCAGTACGATGACGCATACGCAATTCTACTTTTTCTCCGATAGACTTTGCTCTTAAATTAATAAACAAATATTCTAAATCAAAAGTTGGAAGTTTTTCTACATCAATCTTGTCAATTGCACAATTATTGATGATTTGTTTGATTGCGATTAGATTAGCATTCTGATCGTTTGACTCTCCAGCCATCAAAAGAATCTTTTGTTCCTTGACAAGAAAAGGTCTATACTTCACAGTTTGTTTTGTTGAAGGTAGAATCAATTCAAAGATAGGCGAATTAATTTTAGGTAAAGGCATAATAATCTCCAAAAATAAAGAAATAATTTAAACGACTAAAGGCATCGTATAATAACGATAGTTGAGAGTGACAGAAAATCGTTGATATGAGTTGGTTTCATCCCAAGAAGCATTCATAGCTGAAATTGAAATCGGATAAACATCATGCATTACAAAATTCATAACCACTTCAGCTTTTGCATTTAATTGTTTAACCGAAAGCGTTACTCCTTTTGCATAATTTTCATAATATTTAACTAAACCTGGTTTTGGATCGTAAGATGTGAAAGAACTTTTTGTCATAGCAACGTCTTTTGCATTTGTAGTATCATATCCAGCCGGATTTATAATATTATCAATCCAATTATCAAAAAATAATCTTTCTACTTTATCTTCAGAGCATATGATAGACAATTGAATGTCGCTATATGTTACATCATATGGAAGTTTTAATGTTGTTCCACCACCACCAACGTCATCATTTGTTGCAAGTGTTTTTCCAGGAAATTCTGCTTTTTCGCATCTAAATTTAAACGTGTTGTTAATATCATATTGAAGAAATAATGGTATGCCACCCAATTCAGCGACAAAATAGTTTGGGCGAACCATAGCTTTGATTGAATTTTTAAAGTCTGCTACATTAAAAAAATTGTCTACTCTAGTTACCATTTATGCTCTCGATATTTTTCTAATAGAATCTTCATGCACTTTTCTTGTATCAGCTTTTCTAAATGATTCTGTTGGAAGAAACAATGCAATGTCCCATTCGTTTACGTTTATTTCTAAAAATTGTGATCTAACATGAGTTCTCAAATACTTTTTAAGTGTAGGTTTGTAATATCTATACTTTGAAGCTGATTGTAAAATTGAATATGAAATCTTAACTCTTGTAGTAGCATCATAATTTTTATTTGTCAAAGTAGAATATAAAGCATCCATTAATTTTGCTCTAAGCATTAGAGGCAAATAATGAAAGTTGATTCCTAAAAACCCATCAGACTCAAACTTAACAGGAAAGATTAATGGAAATGTGTCATAGTACGGCAACTCTTTCTTCATCTTAGGATCATAAGCAAAAGCGTACATATAACCAATTTCCATTGTTCCAACTTTTCTTGTTGGATTTGTCAATCTCTCCATTTGCGAAGATGGAATATTCGAAGCTAAATTCTTTACGGAGTTTCGATACCAAGTTCTCGCAGCCTTGCTCTTCGCAGGCACGATTCCTTTAGCTAATCCTTGTTGTATGATTTTGTCGAATATATCCATATATTCTATTTATCTCAAATCTTTGTCTGTAATTATTTTAAATTCCCAATTTCTATCTTTAGCGTATTCAGTTGCAGCTTTCCATTTTGCTTGATTCACACCCCAAGTCTTTACTTCATTTAGAAATCTTCTAGTTGGTCTTCCAATAGGAGTGTCTTTTCTTTTTGGTGGTTGTGTTTGTATTGCTGGTTTTATTTCAATAAGAACTGATTTAAGAATTCCTTCTCGATCTCTATATCTCATCCAAAAATCAACAAAGTATCTATGATAACGATTATCAATAGGAGAGACATATGGAACGACAACTTCTTCTGAAGACCATTCAAGCACTGAAGTATTGGTGTCACAATATATCATGAATCTACGCTCTAAAAGACTTCGATAAATAATGTTAGTTGGATCACCTTTATACTTTTGATAATTTTGTGGTTTAAATTTGCCTTTATATGACATAAATAGAATAATAATTTAGTTAGGAAAAAAATGGCAACATCACCAAATACAAATTTTGTTTCGGATAAAAATGGTTCTTGGAGTTATCCAACATCTGCTCAATTAAATTTTGGAACAGATTTTGCAGGATCCGAATATATAATTCCTGTAGTTAGATTTCAGTTTTTTGATTCAGTTGGCGATGCTACAGAAAACGCTTCTCCGATTATTTATATCAAAATGGGCGGCACATTTCAATCTGGATTATCAAATTCGTGGGCTCCAACTACAAATATTTATGGTACTCCTGGAGGCATGGCTGATGATAGTTCTCTTAATGCTATTAAAAGATTAGGATCCAGTTTTTATGAAGCAATACAAAAACAATTGATGAATGCTATTGGTGGAGCGGCTGGATCATTTGCATCAGCTGGACAATCTGGAAGAGCGAACTTTGAATTTATACAAAGACAAGTATTTAATAATTTCCAACAACTAATCTATTCAGGACCAACATTTAGACAATTTTCTTTGCCATTTTCGATGAAACCGACAAGTTTAACAGAAGCAAAGATGATGCGAGATATTATTCAAACATTTAGAATAGCATCTTCTCCAAGAGTGGGAAAACATATTCAAAATAGCACCGCGACAGATGATCTTGATACAAAGATAGGAGATTCTGCGACAAATGCTAATGATGAAACTGCTAGTGCCGATCAAACTGCAACAATTACTGCAAAAGAACTTGAAGATTTAATTATAGGATCTGGTCAAAGTAAATTATTTGGATATCCTGACATGTGTAAATTCCAGTTACTTCTTTATAATCATAGTCTGAGTAAGTTATCAACTTTATTTGAATCTAATTTATGTGTTATAGAAAATGTTTCTACCGACTATGGATCAGGAAACAAGATGACATTTTTTGATTCTACAAACTCCACTGAATATTTCCCAACAGATGTCACATTAAGTTTATCATTAAGAGAAGTCAAACTTCTTACTACTGTTGAAATAACTAGTGAATATGACAATCGTACAATCTTCTAATAATCATGAGTATATTTCAATTCTATCCAAAAGTTGCTTATAAAGTTGATAATATCGATTACATTAAAGCAATCGATATTACAACTTCAATAAAAATAAAAGATTTTTTCAAGACATATCGAGGAATATCTTTCAATCCTTACGTTGTAAAAGATGGAGAAAGACCAGATTATGTGTCATATAAATTTTATGCAACACCAATGTATGATTGGGTAGTTTTATTATCAAATGACATTTATAATATTTACGACGATTGGCCAAAAAGCACTAGAACATTAAATTCTTACGTTGAAGAAAAATACGGAACTATAGCATCAGCATTAGGTACAGTAAAATATTATTACAATTCAAATAATGATATAATTGATGAAACTACTTGGAATAATTTACCCATAAATCAAAGAAGATCAGAGTCTCAATACGAATATGAAATTCGTAGAAACATTAATAAATCTAAAATAAAAATTATTAAAACAGAATTAGTTAATGCTGTAGATGCTGGTTTGAAAGCTATTATATCTAAACCAGTATTATGAATCGTTTATTTTATCCAGATCAAGTTGTTGATGCATATGTAAAAGCTACCGCATCTGCAAATAATGCTTCGTCTAATTATAATTTAAATGAAAATAAAAATGTAACTAGCATTATTCAAGGAGGTACAGTAAATGTAGCAGAAGTAAGCATTAGAGTTAGAGATGGTGGACGAATTACATTAGTTGGACAATATACAAATATATCAATTAATGAAGACATTTTTGCATCAAGTATTTCTGGAACAATTACCATTTTAGACACAGCCGGATTTCTTGAATCTTTTAGAATTAAAGGCGGAGAACAGATCAATATTAAAATCACAAAGCCAAATACCAATGATATTATTATTTGGAGAGAAGATTTAATAGTTCATAAAATTAGCGAAGCTATTGTTGATCCAACTTCACTAAATTCTAAATTCGATTTACATTTTGTTTCAAGATCGCATGTAAATTCATTAAAGAAATCTTTATTTAAAAGTTACAAAAATATTTCTTATAGAGAAGCTGTCAAGTCAATTTACTCTGAAATGTCAGTAAATGATTTAATTATAGATGATCCAAATTTAACTTTGACAAAACCATTTATTTCGACCGGATTAATGCCACACAAAGCATTAGAGTTTCTTTGTCATAGGTCATGTAGAAAAGATAAGTTTTTTGTTTTCTTCGAAAGATTAATTCCTGTGACTGGAACATATACAGACAATAAACCATTTATAGCTTCACATTACTTTGGAAGTATAGAATCATTAATTGCTGAAGCAAATTTAAATACGATATCAACAATTTATTTTAATGAAAAAACGAATTTGTCTCTAGAATCGGGAAAATTTATTAGGACACCAAGTTTAGAAAGAGATTCTAATTTTAATCATATTCAAGCAATGATTTTGGGTTTTTATAATACGTCATTGACTACAATTGATCCAATTTCAAGAACACACTCAACAAAAAAATTTGGATATGCAAATGAAAAATCGGTAACAAATGATTTTTATTCTTATAAATTAATTGACGAATATAATATTTTCAATGTTTATAATGATTCTAAGAATGAAATACCCGGAAGAAAACTAATTACATCTTCAATCAACGACACATCAAATCGAAGTTCTTGGTTACACAATAATATTATTGGACAAATATCAAAAACATTATTTAAAATTAATGTAGAAATACAGGGCGGTACTAATAATATTGGTATTGGAAATATAGTTTATTTATTTTCTCCTAGTCATGTTGACAAAGTGTCAAATCCTCAAAGTACAACGTTGGTTCCTAATCGATTAGAGACTGGAAAATATTTTGTGATAACAGTTAATCATAGAATTCGTGCTGGAGAATATATTAAAGAATTGACTTTAAGTAGAGCATCATCACCAATAGATAATAATAAGACAGTAGCTGGAGCTGAAATTGACTTTTCCGTAGATATTGCAACACTTAGAACAAGTATTGGTGATGTAAAAAATAAAATAGATTTAGACAACTCATCCATAGTAGACAACTGGAGAAATAACATAGTACCATGAAAAATTCAATAAAATTATCTTTTTCAGAATTTGTTTTAATGAAAGACTTTCATGCAAATCAACTTTGCGAGAAACAGATTCTTTATAACAACGGAAAGAAATATGGACAGATTGTATTTCTTGCTGGTGGTGCAGGATCTGGTAAAGGATTCGCAATTAAGAACTTTATGCCGGGAAGTGATTTCAAAGTTCGTGACGTTGACGAAATGAAACTTGCATTTCAAAAACTCGATTCTCTTCAAAAGTTTACAACTAAAGATTTGTTAGCAAAGTATGGTGATAAAATCTCTGATAAAGATAGAGCAATTATTGATAGAGAATTGACTGAGAAAGGTCTTGGTATGTCAGATCTTAATTTAAAAACACCAACTCATGTGTATATTCTTCATGTGCTAGTTCGTGCAACTGGTGTTAAAGATAAAACTTTAGACTTGATGCTAGATGGTGCAGAGAAAGGAACACTTCCAAATATTATCTTTGATAGCACTTTCAAAGATGTTACGGACATGACTGATGTTCTACCAAAACTATTTGCTGCTGGGTACCAAGAAAAAGACATTCATGTTACCTGGGTTTTGACAAATTATCAGATCGCAATCAAGAACAATAAGTCCAGAGCAAGAGTTGTTCCAGACGATGTGCTATTAGCGACACACAAAGGTGCTGCACAAACAGTCTATGGTTTAGTCACACATTCTATGCCTAAAGAAGTTCAAGGTGGAGTTTACGTCATTCTAAATAATCCAGAAAATACAGTTGTTGTGATTGATCCTAAGACTAATAAGCCATACAAAAATATGCATGGTGATATTGTTGTGAAAGATTTTAAATACTTGACTTTAAAAGAACCTGGCAAGCCAGCAAAGAAAGAAATTGAAATTAAAAAGCAACTTCTCACTTGGATCAGAGACAATACTCCAGAGGGAGCTGTGGATACTTCAGATTTGGATAAGCTATGAAACGATACAAAGACATGATTAAAGGGGTCGCTCTTTCAAATGAAGAGTGGGAAGAGCAAGTCTACGGACCAGAACTATTTGAAACACTACAACAAGTAGACGGTAGATGGGCTTTAGTCTCTAAGAAAACTGGAAGACCTTTACGATATTATAAAGGCGAAGGAAAGCCTTCCGACGCTTGGGTTGCACAACAAGAACGTGAAATACAATATTTCAAGCACATGGGACATTAATGAGAAATTTTCTTGGTCATGATGGATTCATTTGGTGGATTGGTGTAGTTGAAGATATTGATGATCCTTTGACTCTTGGTCGATGCAAAGTTAGATGTTTCGGCTATCATCCAGCAATTAAAGAGAATGCTGTACCTACGGAAGATTTACCATGGGCACTTGCAATTCATCCATTAAATACTCCAAATCTATATGGTACACCAAGAGTTGGTGAATGGGTATTTGGATTTTTTCTCGACGCATTGTCAGCACAAGAGCCAGCAATTCTTGGCTATATTCCTGGAATTCCTCAAACTGCATCAGAATACTTTGGAGCAACTCCAAGCCTAACTAGAAACTTTAATACAGTTAAGCAAAAAGAATCAGTTGTTCTTGACGTAAATGGTACAATAATTGAAGTATTAAAAGATGGTAATCTAAATATAAAAGCAAACACACACTTAACAATATCTTCAAACAATATTACAATTTCCGGAAATGCAATTTCAATATTTGCAAACAATACTCTAAACATTAGCAACACTATCAATATTACTAAGAAATCTACAGGAAATACAGTCCTTCTTCATGAAGATCAAGTTTCAGTATTTGCAAATCCATTGTTTAATGACAACTATATTAATATCGGCAATAACACTGTCAATATCACTAAGAACTCTACAGGAAATACAATTCTTATTAAAGAAGACTTAGTAACAATTAAACATACAAAAAATGAATATAATACAATTAATATTGATGAAAATACGATTATTATTCAAAAAGATTTAGTAAGAATTAAGAATACCAAAAATCAAAACGATACGATTAATATTAATCAAGATACTATTATTATTAATAAAGAAAAAATTACTATGTCTGGTACTAATATGATAACTATTGCTTCTCCAGTAATTATTGTGACAAGTCAAACAACTACTATGACCAGTCAAACAACTACTATGACTGCTACTACTTCATTAAGTATTACTGACTCTAGTAAATCATATACACCAAGTTCTATTGATGCAGGAATTGAATTAGCTAAAACATTACCAACACCTATACCACCTCGTTTTGTTTACTTCTAAAGTATTATCTATAGACGGTCAACACACTGATATTATCATCTGTCAAGCACTTTGTCAAATTTAAATAAGGAATATTACCACATGACTAATCACGATAATCTATTAAGCATCTTTGAAACCTATGTATCTGAGAATCAAAAGTTCGAAGAAAAAGGAAACAAAGCTGCTGGTACAAGAGCAAGAAAAGCATTAGCTGAGTTCTCAAAATTAGCAAAAGAACGTAGAAAAGAGATTCAAGAATCGAAAGTTGCTGAAAAAGTAACATAAATATGATATATGGCTACTATAACTTTTTATAAAGATTTACCTTTAGATTTTATTCCTCATCCTGTGAGTGGAGACATTCGTCCAATCATAAATGAAGTGGCGATTCGTAGATCATTGATAAATCTAATATTAACAAAAAAAGGAAGTAGACCATTTTATCCAGAATATGGAACTACGGTTTTTAATTTTTTATTTGAACCGAATTCAGCATTCACAGTATTCAATATAAAAGAAAGTATATCAAACACAGTTAAAAGATTTGAGCCTAGAGTTACTTTGAGAAATGTTGATATTAAAATTGAAGATCATGGCATTACTATGAATTTGAGTTATATTATTAATAATACTGGCTCAACTTCAACTTTAGAAACAACAATTTCAAGGTCGACGTAAAATGGCTGCAGATAATAATCTAAAAGTAGACGAATTAGATTTTAATGGAATTAAAAGTAATCTCATTAGCTATCTAAGAAATCAAGACATATTTAGAGACTACAATTTTGATGGCTCAGGAATGAGTGTTTTGCTAGATTTACTAGCATATAATACATATTACAATTCTTTCTATTTAAATATGGTAACATCTGAAGCATTTCTTTCGACAGCACAAAAAAGAAACTCAGTTGTCAATTTAGCTAAGTCATTAAACTATACTCCAAGATCAACATCAGCAGCTTCAATTTCTGGAACTATTACAGTAAGCGTTACTGGAAGTCCAACATTTGTTACTATTCCAGCATATACATCATTCTCGGGATCAATTGACGGAAAGACTTATACATTCTTAAATACGGAATCCGTAATTGTTTATTCTAGTAATGGATATACAGGAACAATTGATCTTGTCGAAGGCAATTTATTAACAACACGATATACAGTAAATTCTTCAGATACCCAACAAAGATTTTTAATTCCAAACTATAATATAGACACAACAACTTTAGCCGTTAGAGTTTTAAATTCTTCTACAGATAGTACATCAAGAACATTTGTTAGTCCAGATAATTTAGTTGAAATAAATTCAACATCCAAAGTATTCTTTTTAGAAGAAGTTGAAGATGGTCAGTTTGAAGTAAAATTTGGAGATGGAACATTTGGAGTTGCATTGAATAGTGGAAACATTGTAGTTTTTGAGTATATTATTACTAATGGTTCTTCTGCAAACGATGTTCAGTATCTTTCATATTCTTCATCGATACCCGGAGTGACAAAAATTACATTCTCGGCATCATCTTCTGCTACTGGTGGTGGAAATAGAGAATCTATAGATTCAATTAAATTTAATGCACCAAAAGCATATGAAGCACAAAATAGAGCAATCACTGCAGATGATTATAAAGCATTACTTTTAAAACAAAGTACAGTTGATTCTGTAATTGTCTGGGGAGGAGAAGATAATGATCCTCCTTACTACGGAAAAGTATTTATTGCTGTGAAACCAGCAATTGGAACCGTTTTAACCGCAACAGAAAAATTAAATTTGATCAATTCAATTATTGGACCAAAGAAAATTCTAACAGTTTCCACAGAAATTGTTGATCCAGAATACATTTATATTATTTTAAATACTATAGTAAAGTATGACTCAGACTCGACATCTTTAACTGGCGATGATATAAAGTCACTTGTAATTACAACGATTCAAAATTATAATACTACCGATATTAATCAATTTTCAAAATATTTTAGATATTCAAAATTGTCTAGATTAATTGACACAACCGAAAGATCAATTTTAAGTAACATTACTACAATGAGCATTAGAAAAGAACTTGACGTTCAATTGGGAATTGGAAATAGATATGAAATTAATTTTTCAAATGAACTCGATGACACAACTAAATTAAGAACTACAACACATCCATATGGCGCTGGTAATAAACTATCTTCAAATGAATTCTCTTACGGTGGGTATGAGAATTGTTTTTTAGAAGATAATGCTGGATTGATAAGAATTTATAGAATTTCTGGACTTACTAATGTTGGTGTTCAAAATAATGCTGGATCTATTAACTATACAACTGGAAAAATTATATTAACTAATTTTGCTCCTACAGCTTTTGCTAATGGTGGCACAACTTTAAAGTTGACTGCAATTCCTGCAAGCAAAGACGTTCTTCCTTTAAGAAATCAAATCATTTCAATTCGTGATGAAGATATCACTGTATCGATGATTGATGACAAAACAATAAGTTTAGTTAATAGATAAAAATGAACGATGTACTTTTCAAACCTTCATTAAGCGTTAATACGCTTTTAAATGAAAATAGTTCTATTGATATTGAAAGATTTCAGCTTTTTTTAGAAGCATATTATGAGTGGCTTCAAACTACAACAGTTGTATTAAAAAATACAACAGGAACATTTGTAGTAGGCGAGACAATTATTGGTGGCGTAAATGGTGCTACTGGAAAAATAATACAAGTAACATCCACAACACTAATTGTAAAAATTGTAAGTGAAAGAAAAGTATTTGATCCGTACGAAACAATTACTGGACAAACATCTGGAGCATCCTCTACAATAAATTCAATTAAAGATAATATAGTAAGAGCATCTGGTAATGTTTTAAACTATAAGAATATAGAAACATCCATCGATAAGTATGTTTTATATTTGAAAGATGAATTATATCCAAGTCTTCCAGCTACTTATTATGGCGATAAGCGTTTAATTGCAAAACATTTTAAAGATTTTTTTCAATCAAAAGGAACCGAACAATCTTATAGATTTTTGTTTAGACTTTTATACGATGAAGAGATTGAATTTTATTATCCTGGTCAAGATATTCTTCGCGTTTCTGCTGGTAATTTTGAAAAAACTCAAGTAATAAGAACAAATTCTAAAGCATTTGGAAAAAATTCAGCCAATACTTCTTATGATAGAGATGTCTTTTTATTTTTAAATAAAACAATTCTTGGAGCAACAACTGGTTCTCTTGCTAACGTTGTTGATATTAAAAAATTCTTTTTAGGGCCATTTGAAATTGCTGAAATGACGCTTAAATTAGTTAGCGGACCATTTAATGCTGGAGAACAAATTTCAACAACGGATGATGCAAATTTATTTACCACTATCTATGGTATTGTTTCGGGATTTAATATCGTTGATGGTGGTTCTGGTTATCAAGTAGAAAATCCAATAACAATTACTGGAAATGGATATGCTGCGGAAGCTATAGTATCTTCAATTAAACAATCTCCAATTGATGCGATAAAAGTAAATTCTATTGGACATGGTTATAGACTAGGCACTACAGCATATGTTAATAACACAACAACTGGTGGTTCTGGATTAATTATTCAAGTAACAGGACTAGCAAATACTTATACAGTTACGATTGGAGCAAACACATATACTCTTGGTGAAATTTCAAAAGTATCTATTGTTAATCGTGGATCTAATTATTATAAAAAACCACAAATAACTTTACAAGATTCTTTAGTTTCTTCTACTGGTCTTTTAACAGACAAATTGATTAGAATCAATAATGCTGGAACAAATTATGGTGTTGGAAATACATTAATTTTCGCAGGTGGATCTGGAACTAGTGCTGCTGGTGTTGTTGCATCAGTAACAGAAAGCACAACGTTCGATCTTCTATTTGAAGACGGCTTTCAAATGAAGGCTGATGGAAGTTATTATGATATCATTAAAAACGAAGATTGGGCTGTAAAAGGTCCTATCAAAAGATTGGAATTAACAAATTTTGGTTCTGGTTACACTTCATCGAGCCTACCATCAATATCAGTTTCGACTACGACTGGATCTAGTGCAAGTTTAACTATAACTGGAATTCAGGGTACAAGTGCAAATGTTATAGTAGATTCTGCAAATAATACAACAGGCATCGGATCTATTCGTTCTATTAAAATCAAAAATTTTGGTGTAAACTATACAAATGCAAGTGCAAATGTTTTAACTGTAGGTGACGGAAATGCAAATTTAACTCCAATTATTTCTGGTCTAGGAATAAAAGATGGCGATTGGATAAATGATGACGGTAAAATTGACTATAAGATCATTCAAGATTCATATTACTATCAAGACTATTCTTATGTCATTAAAAGTGGATTAACATTTGCTGAATATTCATCAACACTAAAGAAAATTATTCATCCGGCTGGATTACAGCCATTTGGTGAGATTCAAATTGTCGGCAATATTAATGTTGAATCTTTTTTCATAACTGATACAAGAATCAGCAGATCAATTAGACGAATTCTTTTATTTCTTTCAGTCCAATCAACTATTGTATCACCATATAAATTAATTACTCAACGTATAGCTGGATTTTCTGGAGAAGATGCATTAGACAATTTTAGTATTTTACCATATGACAATATTGCGACAGATGTAATTTCATCATCAAAATTTAATGATATAAAAATTATTGATTTAAATGTTAAAGCTGAAATAGGAAAATATAATAGAATTACTGGAACAGCTTCATCAGCAAATATAGCTATTGCAAATTTTCCGATGAGTTTTTCAGCTAATGCTCCAATTTCTAATTTTTCTGGTGTAGCATTTAATCAATCTCGATCTGGTATAATTGGAGCGGGAACTTCTTTCTTGAGCGACTTTTCTTATGGAAATCAGTTATTTGCAAATAATGAAATTTTTAGAATTTTTGCAGTAGCAAATAATACTACAATGATTGCTGACAGATTTCCAACAAGTTCATTTAGTGGTGTCAATTTGTATAAAATTTCAATAATTTAATAATCATACAATTTTGCACATAAACATAAAGATTGTAAAACATTTTTTATAAATAAATAAAATTATCCAAATAGGGAATAACGTAAATGCCGTCACTTGTAACTAGCAAATTTAAAGTTCATAACGCAGAACAATTTGTTGAATCGTTTTCAGAAGCATCTAATACAGTTATGTATATGTTTCTTGGAAAAAACACAGCATTTCCAAACGATGCTTCTCCACCAACTCCAGTAAATTCTACAGCAAACGTGGAATATACGCCATGGAGAGACATGTTTGGTGCAAAGAGAGTATTGAGTTCTGACGTTACTCATGCAATTCCCAGATATGATTGGACTTCTGGAACAATTTACATTTATTATGACGATCAAGATACAAATCTTATTGAATCTGATAATTTTTATGTTATTACTGATGACTATAACGTTTACAAATGTCTTTGGAATGCTGGTGGTACAGCATCTACAACAAAACCAACAGGAACAAGCACAACTCCATTTACTGCAGCTGATGGGTATATTTGGAAATTCATGTACACAGTAACAACATCTAGGGCTATCAAATTTTTAACTACATCTTATATTCCAGTTCAAACATTAGCTTCAGATGATGGAACAACTCAATGGGGTGTTCAGACTGCAACAATCGATGGTGGTATTCACGTTATCAAAGTAACGGCAGGAGGTTCTGGTTATGCTACAGCGCCAGTAGTTACAATTACTGGCGATGGTACTGGTGCAACAGCTAACTCCACAATTACTGCTAACGTAGTTACATCAGTTACGATTACAAATCCTGGAACTGGATATACAAGAGCAACTGTAGCATTCGCATCTGGAGTAGCAGCAGCTACCGCGATTATTTCTCCAAAAGGCGGACATGGATCAAATGCAATAGAAGAATTGGGTGGCAAGTATGTAATGCTTAATTCTCGTTTGGATGGATCAGAATCAAACACAATCACAACTTCAAATGAATTTAGACAAGTTGGTCTTGTTAGGGATCCATTTTTATATGGAACTTCCATTCGCGCTACAGCATCTTCATATAGACAAACATTTAAATATACGCTAACTGGCGCTTCGGGAACATTTAACTCGGATGAAACTATAACTAGCGGATCTAATACAGCATCTCTAGTAGAATACACGGCTCCAAATTTGTTCACAACATTGCCTGTTAACTTGCCGTTTGCTAATTCAGCAAGTGTTTCTGGTGCTGGTGGCGCAACAGGAACAATTTCTGTAATTTCCACTCCAGGTCTTCAGCCTTATAGTGGTGATATTCTTTATGTTGAAAATAGAGTGCCTATTTCTAGAGCATCAGATCAAATCGAAGATATTAAATTAATTATTCAGTTCTAATTTTTTAAGATAAAACATGGCTAATACTAATCCCGGCGGCATCGATTTTAACACCAGTCCATATTTTGATGACTATGATGAAGATAAAAAGTTTGCAAGAATTCTCTATAGACCTGGTCGTGCAGTCCAAGCTAGAGAACTTACTCAAGCACAAACTCTTCAACAAGTTCAAACAAAACGTTTTGCTGAGTATTTTTTCAAACAAGGCGCATTGGTTGATGGATGTGAACAAAATTTAGATGTAAGATCAAATTTTGTAAAACTCCAAACACTTTACAATGGCTCAGAAGTTAATGCCAATAACTTTAGTAGAAATATAGTTTATGGCGCAAATAGTGGAATCAAAGCATATTGCGGATTAGTAGCAGATATTGAAGGTAATGATCCAAAAACTATATTTGTTAGTTATGCTACGAGTGGAACTCAAGTTCTTACTGTAAACGTCGCTCCATCTACTCTTCAGGTTGGGAATAATATAACATTCTCAACAGGAAATACTGGAACAATTGAAGCATGGTACACAGATCCAATCACTGGCATAAATAAAATTTATGTTTCAAATACTTCTGGGACTTTATCCGTAACAACAGCAACTACGCCACTTAGCACAGGAAGTATTCAAGTTCTTAATGTTACTAATGTGGTCGATTATAGAGCAAATACTAAATTTGCTAATTCGGAAACAATTTTTACATCAAACACAATTGGTAGATCATACGCAAGTGCCGCATTAACAAATGCTACAAGAAATGTTGTTGACGAAGGACTTTCGACACAACAAATTTATGAAAGTGGTTCTAAGATCACAATTTCTGAAGGTGTTGTTTATGTTGCAGATCATTTTGTTAAACATTCAACACAATCAATCATTCTAGACAAATATACGAATACTCCATCTTATAAAGTTGGTTTAGTTCCGATCAAATCATTTGTCGATTATATTTCGGATGAATCGCTTGTTGATAATGCACAAGGAACTCCAAACTATCAAGCGCCTGGAGCAGATAGATTAAAAATTGATACGTTATTGGTTAAAGTTGCTTTAGATGAAATTACAGATGAAAATGAATTCATAACACTTGTAGAAATCGAAAATGGCGTTCCTAGAAAAAGAAAAACAATTAATGAAGATAGTAAAATAGCGGACATTTTAGCGAAGCGCACACAAGAAGAATCTGGAAATTACACTTTAGATGATCCTATTGTTACTACTAGAGAACATTTATTGAATGGCGATAATGGTGGTAGATATACTTCTACTGACGGCGGAAATACTAATTTACTTTTAGTTGAAGTTGATCCTTTTACATCTTATGTTTCTGGATATAGAAATCAGATCATTGCAAAAACATCAGTACCAATAGAAAAAGGTCTTAGCACATCATATGTGCAACAAACTAAGACTCAAATTAATTATGGTCAATATATTGAAGTTAAAGAATTGGTTGGTGCATGGGATATCATGGAATCAAAAACAGTTGATTTATATGATACAGCACAACAAGCAATTACAAATTTAGCACATTCTACAGCAACTGTGACTGGAACTAAAATTGGTACAGCAAGAGTTCGTTCTATTGAATATGTAAACGGAACTAAAGGTACATACGATGCAAGGTATTACTTGTACTTGTACGAAATCGTCATGAATTCTGGAAAGAATTTTTCAGCAGTTCGTTCTGTTTATGATTCTACAACTCCAAAACGTTTTGCTGATATTGTTGTCACTACAGCAGGAGCTGTGTTGCAGGAAACATCATTTAATAATATGATTTTTACTTTGCCATATAAAGCAATTAAAACAATTCGTGATACATCTCAAAATGTTGAAACATCTTTTAGATTTAAAAAGAAATTTACTGTTTCATTCTCTTCTGGTGTTTCTACTGTTGCAACAGATGTTGTTACTGAAACTTTCGTCGGTACAGGAACATTAAGTAATACACAGAAAAATGATTATTACATGGTAGTAGTCAATAATGCTGGAGCGAACGTAGAAACTTCTACATTGTCTGGAACTGTTACAATTAGTGCTGGATCTAATACAGTAACTGGATCTTCAACTTCATTTACTACACAATTAAACGTTGGAGATTTAATTAAAGTTAATAGTTTAACAAAACAGATTGCATCTATCACAAATGCAACTTCGTTAATATTAACAACTACACATGCTACTGGATCAACGGCAAATACATTTACTAAAATTATTCCTTCTGGATCTGTCCTTTCACTTTCGGCCAATGGTGGAAAAGGAAGTACGAGAACTATAACTGCATCTTCTCCAGGAACTATATCTATTGATGTACAAGAAAATGCAACATTTACTGCAGATGTTATTGTTTCAATGGATCGTTCTGCGGCTAAAGAGAAAATCAAAACACTAAATTATTCGACTCAAGCAAATATTAATCCAAATACTCATCCTAATGGTATTACTGGTCCATTTGGTTTAGGTTATGGTGATATTTATCAAGTTCGAGGTATATATCAATCGTCTTCGTTTGCGTCTGCAGCAACAATAGCTAATACAAATGTCACTTCAAATTATACATTTGACAATGGTCAAAAAGATTATGCATATGAGCACGGATCAATTAAACCTATTACTGGTTATTCACCAACCGGTAGATTGTTAGTAGTTTTTGATAATTTTACACACGATACATCACAAGGTGTTGGTTATTGTTCTGTAGATTCATATCCAATCAATGATAGTATAACATCTAATACGACAATTGCTACCGCAAATATTCCTACTTTTTTAAGTCCCACAACTAAAAATTTTTATGATCTTCGTGATTGTGTAGACTTTAGACCAATCAAGACAGCAAACACATCTTTGAATCCAATTGATATTGGAACGTATCAAGTTCCAACATTCGGACTTCGTATTCCAGAATCTGGTTCTGATTTTGAATCCGATATGATCTATTATAAAGGTAGAATATCAAAAGTATACATCAATAGTAGTGGAGTGTTTGGTATTAATGACGGTGTTCCTGCTCAATCTGGAAATCAAAAGGCAGAAAGTCCACCAACTAAATCAGATACTTTAGAAATTGCTGAATTAACTATTCCACCATATCCATCACTACCTTCTACTGTTAAAATTAGACTATTGAAAAATAGACGTTTTACAATGCGCGATGTTGCAAAACTAAGTGAAAGAGTAGAAAGATTAGAATACTATACTGCATTAAGTTTTCTAGAAAAACAAGCTACAGACAAGACAGAATTAGATAATGATGGATTAGATAGATATAAGAATGGTATTATTGTTGATCCTTTTGTTGGTTGGACAGTAGCATCAACATCTCCAGATAGTGCATGTGCTATCGATAAAACGAATAAGTATTTAACATGTTTGCAAGACAATTCAAATACTATTAATTTTGTATATCAATCACCATATTTTTCGAACAACCTGCTCGGGCCGCTGGGTTCAGGTCTTTCATATGTTGCGTGTATTGCAGCAGACGACTATATGAATTATGGTGGCAAATTAATGTTGCCGTGGTCTGAAGTTGAAGCTGGTGGATTAAAACAAATATATGCTTCGAAATCATTGAAACTTGCAGAAGAATTAAACTTTGTTTGGACTGGTGATCTTTCTATAATGCCATATACAGATAACTTTTTTGATACTGTAAATGATCCAACAAAAGCTGTAGTATACAACGATGATCAGGGAGCTGAAAATTGGAAAGGACTAATAAATGCCTGGAATACTGAAGTTGCACCATTAAATAAAAAATGGATCGGAAGTCCAACTCAAACTTATGTTGTTCCTGGTTCAGCAAAAACAGAAATTCAGAATAAAACAAGTGGATATAGCGTTGCTAGTACAACTAATGCTGATGGAAGTACCACAATTGATGTAGAAAGAACTGTTTCAAAGGTTCAAGTTAGTTCAGTACAACAACAAACTGCAGAAGTTTGGTATAATCAACTAATTAGCGGAGCAGAATCAAAAGAATCTAAAAATGATGTTAAATTTGATAGAGTTGTTAGCGTTGAAACAGCACTTTGGATGCGACAGAGAGAATTTGTTATATATGCTAGAGGTTTAAAAAATAATTCACAGATGTATGCATTTTTCGATGGAATTAATGTAACAGCAAATTGCTATCAAATAGAAGCAGTTAGTGGCAACGAAGGTTTTTTTAATGCATTAAAATTTGGTTTTGATAATGATGGATTCTTAAATGGTGAGGGAGTTATCTGGAAAGCAATTGCTAGTGGAGCAAACACAGCACAACCCTTAACTGTAAAAAATAACGAAATATATTTGTTGTTTGAAGTTCCATATAAGAAATTTTATACAGGAACAAGAGAATTTAAAATCACTGATAGTCCAACAAACTCGGAAGGTCTAACATCAACTTTTGCAAGAAATAATATTTTTGCACAAGGCATTATACAAAAAACTGGCACAGTTTCTATCAATTCTCGTCCATTTAATGTGTCGTTCAATAAAACAGACAATATTAAAGAAGCGGGAAGAAAGATTCTTTCTACTAAAAAAGTTGAAACATCATCAAAAGTTCTTTCTACAGAAACTGTTTCGTATTCATATACAATTCCTGTGGGAACTGATCCATTGTCTCAAAGTTTCTATGTTGATCCTGACACATATCCAAGCGGATTCTATTTAACTTCTATCGACTTATTCTTTAGATCAAAATCAAAAGATGATAATAGAAATGTTAGCGTAGAACTTCGTGAAGTTCAAAATGGTTTTCCTGCACCACATTTTATTAGTAATGGCGATAATGCAGTTGTTAATAATAGACTTATTCAAATTAGTGACGATGCATCGTTAGCGACAAAATTCTCATTTAAAAATCCAATATATTTAAGTCCTGGAAATGATTATTGTTTTGCAGTTAAACCTGAAAATAATGATGCAGACTTTGCAATTTGGGTTGCTGAACTTGGTGCAATAGATATTTCTAATCCAAATAAACAAACTAGAATCGAATCTGCATATAATAGTGGACTATTATTTACATCTTCAAACGATAGAACTTGGACGGCAAAACAAAATATTGATATGAAATTTACAATGAGAATTGCTGAATTTGATACTACTCAAACATATTATGTTTATTGGAACAATCTTCAAATTCCTAATGCATTTACATATGATGGATTAACTCCAGTTATTGCTGATCAAATTCTTCCAGGAACAAATATTGATTTTGGAATTAAAACATCTGATGACGCCTATGCTGTAGACTCAGATTGGACAACTATTAAAAATTATGAAAGAATAGGATTTAGATCAAGAAAACAAATTTCTGCAAATACTGCTGAAAATACAAACTCATTTAAATCTTTGCAATTGAGAGCAGGATTATCTACTACTGACAAATATGTTACTCCTTATATTGATAATGAAAATATTATCTTTCATCTTGATAAAAACATTATCAATAATGCATATAACACAAGTGTAAGTGGAACTGTTCAATATAGTTCTGGTAATAATGTTGTTATTGGTACTGGGACAAGTTTTACGACTCAAGTTTATGCTGGCGAATATGCAAAATTTGGAACACAATTCCGTAGAATTTCTTCAATTTCAAATAATACATATTTGACTGTATCTACTAATTTTACTGCATCAAATTCTGCTAGTCAAACCATGACAATTCGTGAAGAAGAAAATCCTTATGGAACATATTCGTCGCAAGCTAGATACATAACAAAAGTTGTAACATTAAATGATGGATTTGAAGCTAATGATTTGGTAGTTTATTTGGATGTTAATAGACCAGCAGGAACTTCAATTAAAGTTTATTGTAAAGTATTAAATGAGAATGATTCAGACGCATTTGATGATAAATTTTATATTCCAATGACATTAGATGGATTTGAAACATACTCATTAAATTCTGGAACATATAAAGAAGAAAAATATATGATTCCAACATCAGTGAAAACTGGTGGAACAATTTTATTGTCCGGTAACGTTTCAATTTCAACTTCAAGCACTACTGTAAATGGAACATCTACAAGATTCATTCAAGATTTGAAAATTGGAGACACGATTGCTGTTGGATCTAATAGAGAGCAAAAAGTTATTACAACTCTTGCAAATAATACTTCTTTGACTGTCGATTCTGTTTTCTCTACGACAGCAACTTCACAAGATATTTTTAGAGTGCTAAATAATTCAATAACTTATACTACTCCCGACGCAAGAATATATCAAGGATATAAATATTTTGCGATAAAAATTGTATTTTTATCGAGCGTTTTTACTTATTCTCCAAAGATAAAAAATCTTAGAGGAATTGCATTAGCATGAGGCAAAATAAAATCCCAATTGCGGATCCAATGAACGGATTTACTGAAAGAGATGCGAATTCAAAAGCAATTTTAAATACTGATTTAAATTCTCTATTAAAGTATAAAATTCAAAAAAGAAAAATTCTTGATATTAATCAAAGTAAAGAAAATATTAATGAAATTTATAAAGAAATTGATGAAATTAGAAATGATATTAGTGAGATAAAAAACCTACTATTAGCAATAGCTGGAAAATAAAAAAATGCCTATCACGAATATATCTTCATCTAACACGTTCGGTCAATTTAGACAAGCATTTAATGATGCTGCTAATGCCATCAATTTGTTACCAGCTGTTGGTGCCTCATTAATTGCGAACTCACTTACTGCAAACAATCTAACTTCTGGTCGTGTTGCAATTGTTGGCTCTAGTGGTATAATTCAAGATGATATTGGACTAACATACAATGCAGCAACTGACGTATTGACCGTTGCTGGTGGAGTTACAGCAACTAATTTGACTTCTGGTCGCGTTGCTTTAGTAGGAACATCGGGACTAATTCAAGATGATGCTGGATTAACATATAATACAACATCTGATGTTTTAACTGTATCCGGCGGAATTATAACAAGCGGAATTACAGCAACTAGTGTTACAGCAACTAATTTGACTTCTGGTCGCGTTGCTTTAGTAGGAACATCGGGACTAATTCAAGATGATGCTGGATTAACATATAATCCAACAACTGATGCTTTAACTGTATCTGGAGCCTTAAATGTATCTGGCAATCTCGGACTGGGAGTTACGCTAAGTAATTGGGGGGGCAGTCAAAAAGCACTTGAAACACAAGCTGGGTCTCTTGCCGCACTTTCAAATTCATTGTTTGACCTTGTTCAAAACGCCTTTAATAGTGGTTCAAGCTACATCTATAAAACTACTGCGCCCTCTAGTGTTTATCGTCAAACATCAGGGCAACATCAGTGGTATACAGCATCGTCTGGTACAATAGGCAATTCAATTACCTTTACGCAGGCGATGACTCTGGATGGAAATGGATATCTTGGTATTGGAACAACTACGCCGGGAGCAAAGCTAGTTGTTAGTGGTGGAAGTGTAATTATTGGCAATACCTCAGGAAGTTCCGCTGGTATTGAAATGGCAGGAAACGGAAATGGTGTGGGTTCAACTTCGTTTTTTGTTGGTCAAGGAAGTGATGGAACGGCTTATGTCTCTCAACGTGCCAATTTGAATTTGTTGTTCGGAACTAACAACTTAGAACGAATGCGTATCGACGCCTCTGGTGTATTATCTATTTCTGGAACAACTGATGCAGCAAATTCTACAAGTGGAACATTAATTGTTTCTGGTGGCGTTGGAATTGCTAAAAATCTTTATGTTTCCGGTAACACAGTTATTACTGGAAATCTAACAGTTTTAGGTTCAAATAGTGAAATTAGCACAACACAGATCAATGTTAACGATCCTTTAATACAATTAGCTAATAACAACATATCCGATTTAGTTGACATTGGTATTTTTGGTCAGTACAATTCTGGATCAGGTAACGTTCACTCTGGAATTTTTAGAGATTCTACTGACGGTATTTGGAAACTATTTAAATCATACAATCAAGAACCAACGACAAAGATTTCACCATCATCAAATAATTTTGCATATGCTGATCTAAATATTAATTCGCTAACTGCAAATAGTTTTGTTTATTTAAATAATCAAAACGTATTAAGATTTGGTTCTTCAGCGAATGCAAACTATGTTGGATTAAGATCAAATTCAGCTGTTGGATCAAATGTTATATGGACTCTTCCTAATTTAGACGGATCAGCAAATCAAGTGCTTACAACAAATGGTAGTGGCGGACTTTCGTTTGCCAATAATGGCGCTATAACAATAGGCAAATCTATCGCTATGGCGATAATCTTTGGATCATAAGGAAAAAAAATGGCAAATCCAAATTTGGTAAATGTGACAACGATGACTGGAAACACAACATATTTTACTCCATCTGGAACTTCGTCTGTAGTTCTTTTGCCTAACGCGGCGTCATCTAATCAAGTTTTGAAAATTAATCAGATTGTTGCTACTAACGCAAACACAACAGCTGCTGCAAATGCTACAGTTTCGATTTACACTAATGGTAGCGTGGCTCAAGGATCTGGACCAGCAGGAGGAACTGCGTATCCGATTGCTTCAACAATTACGGTTCCAGTTGGTGCTGCATTGATTGTTGTAGACAAAAGTACGCAGATTTATCTAACGGAAAATACATCAATCGCAGTTACCTCTAGCATTAGTAGTGCACTTACTTTTACTGTCTCGTATGAGGTCATATCATAAATGTCATTGAGATATAGAGGAGGAATCTTATCAGCCACCTCGCCAACAATTTCAATTAGTTCTGCTTCTGGATTTTGGAATAATACTCAGCAGATGCAAGCGCGAAGTGCCGGAACTTGGCCTATAGGAGTAACTATTCAAAGTCTAAAAGCATGGATAGGATTACTTGGCGCCTCTAATACCAATATCTATGATATTGGTTATGGAATAGCAGTAGACCAATCATCCGGTGATGTTTATGTTTGTGGGACTACAGATGTTAGCGGTTTTGGTGATTATAACTTTATAATATCTAAATTTAATACTTCTGGAACTCTTCAATGGCAAAGAACAATTTATGGTGATAGTAGCAGTATCGATGCAGCATATTTTATTGCATTGGACTTGTCGGGTAATGTTTATGTTCTTGGTGCTACAGGTAGTAACAATATCATAGTAAAATACAATACTTCTGGAACTCTTCAATGGCAAAGAATATTGCCAGGTTGTTATCTTGGTGGAATAGCAGCTGACTATTCTGGTAATGTTTATGTTGCTGGACCTAAAGGTACTGATAATTTTATTCTAAAATATGATACATTAGGAAATCTTCTATGGCAAAGAACTTTAACTAATAATCAAAATAGTTCAGCATCTATTGCAGTAGACTATTCTGGTAATGTTTATATTACAGGATATATTAATTTAAATGGTCAAGATTTTTTAATAGCCAAATACGATAATAATGGAAATATTCTATGGCAAAGGATATTGGGTACCGGAAGTTATGAAAATGCAACATCTATTGCAGTAGACTTATCGGGTAATGTTTATGTTTGTGGAAACAATTCGAATAATGTCATAATTGCAAAATATGATACGTTAGGAAATATTCAATGGTCAAGAGAAGTTGCTGGTTCTGGCATTAGTTATGGTTATGGAATATCAGTAGACTTATCGGGTAATGTTTATGTTTGTGGAAAAACTTACAACACAACATCATCAGTTGATAATCTCTTAATTGTAAAATATGACACATTAGGAAATCTTCTATGGCAAAGAACATTGTCCACTAACGTAAATATTACTGGACAATCTATCGCAACAGATTCTAGCGGTTCTATTCATATTTGTGGATCTATTACTATGTTTGGAGGAGCCGCACAAGATTTTATAATAGCAAAACTTCCAATGGATGGTTCTTTAACTGCTACATATTCAATTAGTGGATATACATTTGATCCAATTGTTTATGCTGCTTCAAGTCTTAGTAATACTAGTTCACTTGTTTCTAATTCTACTTCAACTCTTTCTAATTCCGCTTCGACTATTGCTAATTCGGCTTCAACTCTTTCTAATACAGCATCTACGCTAATTTTTACAAGAACAACAATATTATGAGTTCATATATTAAATTATCTACTAAAGAATTTCCTCGTCGCATTGGAGAAATTGAGATCGATCCCGCTGGTATAGCTGATTATGCCATTGTTGAGCGGGCGAATAAGTCTTTCAATCTTCTAGATCGTTTTAATGTTTTAAAAAATGTCTAAACGTTATCCGGGCGGATTAATTTCTAAAACTTCAGTAGTTCCTACAAGATCATCTGCTCCAGGTGTCTGGACGCTTGATCAAGCGATAGCTTATACTAAGACTGGAACTTGGCCTATAGGAATAACCGAGTATAATTGGGTTCAATATTTGGGCGCGACAGCCTCGGCAAATTTTTTTGGCGTTGCAATAGATTCTTCTGGTTTTATTTATGCTGCTATGAATACAGGCTCGGAGAGTGGTGGAGCGGGAAATAGTGATGGGGCTATTGTAAAATATGATTCTGCTGGAAATATTCAATGGCAAAAATTGTTAGGGTCAGCAATTTCTGATGATTTTCAAGGCGTAGCAGTAGATTCTTCTAGTAATGTTTATGTTGTAGGATCTACTGTTAATACAAACTTTTGCATTTTAATTGCCAAATATAACACATCTGGAACTCTTCAATGGCAAAGAAGATTGGGTGGAGCTAGTGCTAATAATGATACTAGCAATAGAATAGCAGTGGACTCTTCTGGAAATGTTTACATTACTGGATCTTCTGGCGCAAATCAATCTATTTTAACAGCCAAGTATGACACTAATGGAAATATACAATGGCAAAGAACTTTAAATGGGGCTGGAATCGATTACGGAGATAGTATTGCGGTAGATTCTGCTGGGAATGTTTACATTACTGGATATGCAACTGGTGTAGGACAAGGAAATTTAGAACTCATAATTGCAAAATATGACACATTAGGAAATCTTCTATTTCAAAGAACTTTTGGTGGTGGATTAAATGACCAAGGCACTGGTATTGTAGTAGACTCTTCTGGAAATATCTATATTTGTGGTAACAGTCCTAGTGGAGGCGTTAATACTGATCTCTTAATTGCCAAATATAACACATCTGGAACTCTTCAATGGCAAAGAGTTTTATCTAGAACTGGTAATGACTATTCTTATGATATTGCACTAGATTCTTTTAATAATCTTTATATTTCTGGTGGTACTGATATATCTGCAGTCGCATCTTTAATTGTAAAATATGATACAAATGGAAATCTTCTATTCCAAAGAATATTGACTGGAGTATCAAATCCTTATGGAATAGCTATAGATAATTTGTTTGCTAACATTAGTATGTGTGTTGTTGGAGATGCGGGGTCTATTATTAAACTTCCCAATGATGGAAGTAAAACTGGAACTTATGGCAGTTTAACTTATAGTGTAACGTCAGCTTTTGCTAATTCTGAAGGATCATTTGTTAATGCAGCTGCAAGTTTAACTAATGCATCATCAACACTTGCTAATGGCGCATCAACACTTACTGATAACAACGGAACTATGACTGTTAGATCAAAAACTAATATATTATAAATTTAAGAAAAAATTCAAAAAGAATTTTTTTTGAATATAAATAAAAATGTAGGATGCTTTACAATTTAAACCTCATTACTATAACTAACAAATAAAACATGCCCATTACAAATGTACAATTAAGCAACACGTTTGATCAATTTAGACAGACATTTAATGATGCTGCTAATACTATCAATTCGTTGACTTCTGGTTTTTCAAATAGTCCTGTTACAGCAAATTCATTTACTGCAAACAATCTAACTTCTGGAAGAATTGCTATTGTTGGCGCTAATGGATTAATTCAAGATGACTCAGGATTAACATATAATCCTACAACGGATATTTTAACAGTTATTGGTGGAGTTACGGCAACTAATCTAACTCCAGGAAGAATTGTTATTGTTGGTACTAGTGGATTTATTCAAGACGATTCTGGATTAACATATAATCCTACAACTGATGTATTAACATCTTCTGGTGCAATTGTATCACCTAACGTTACATCAACTAGTCTAACTTCTGGTCGCGTTGCTTTAGTAGGAACATCAGGCACCATTCAAGATGATGCTGGACTAACATATAATTCCACAACTGATGTTTTAACAGTTGCTGGCGCAATTGTATCACCTAATGTTACAGCAACTAATTTGACTTCTGGTCGTGTTGCAATTGTTGGTACTAGTGGTATAATTCAAGATGACTCGGGATTAACGTATAATCCAACAACTGATGTGCTAACTCTTTCTGGCACAACTGATTCAACAAGTTCTGGAACTGGGACTTTGGTCGTTTCTGGTGGTGTTGGGGTTGCTAAAAATCTTTATGTTTCCGGTAATACATTCATCACAGGAAACTTGACTGTATTAGGATCTAATTCAGAACTTAGCACAACTCAAATCAACGTCAATGATTCATTGATACAATTAGCAAATAATAATACTTCCGATTTAATTGATATTGGAGTATTTGGACAATATAATTCTGGTGCAGCAAATCTACATTCAGGACTCTTTAGAGATTCTACTGACGGTGTTTGGAAACTATTTAAATCATACAATCAAGAACCAACGACAAAGATTTCAACGTCAGCAAATAATTTTGCATATGCTGATCTAAATGTCGGAATTTTAACTACAAATAGTTCAATTACAGTTTCATCTGGTGGTACTGGTGCAAACACGTTTGCTGCAAATAATGTACTGCTTGGAAACGGCACTTCAGCTCTTCAAGTAGTTGCTCCTGGAGCCAGTGGTAATGTACTAACATCTGATGGAACAACATGGACTTCGAAAAGTTCGTCCACTGGCGGTACTACAGCTTCGGGCAATGTGACACTAACTTCAGCATCAGCTGGTGCACAATCGATTACTACTACTAATTATGGACAGTCAGTCACACTTCCAAATGCTACTACTGTAACGAAGGGAGCAGTGATATTTAATATTCGTAATACTGGTTCATATCCACTAAAAATAAAAGATAATTTGGATAATGTGTACGGATTTTTATATCCGCAAGCAGATGCTATAGTTGGACTAGCTGATAATAGTACAGCTGCTGGTGTCTGGACTATTTCAAATCTAGAACCAATCGCTCCCACAGTAGCCAGAATTTTACCTTCTAATTTAACTATTGCTGGTACTGGAGTATCTCAAGCTGTTATTTTAGATTCTACTCGTACACTTTTTGTTGTTGGTGGTACTACTGCTGGTGCGGTGTATGCGGTTGTATATGATTCTTCTACTGGTACATTTGGATCTGTCGCATCGATTGTTGGATCTGGTGCGAATAATCCATCAGCTGTTGCAATTTCTTCATCTTCAGTATTAGTTGTTTATGCCGTTTCTACTACTCTCACCTCAGTGATTCTTTCCATAGCAGGAACTACGATAACCGTAAATGGAACAACTTATACTGCTGCTGCTAGCACTATAACTAGTTATGGCGCCAGTCAAGTTGGATATTCTCCTTGGGTTGTATGTGGATCAACTTACGTTTTACGTTATTTGAGTAGCACTCAAGTTACATTACGCGCATTTACAGTTAGTGGAACTGTTGTTACGATTGGTACAGCTGTTGCTCCTTCCGGAGCAATAAGTACGAATTTTACCACTTTCCCAATTAATACTGGCGGGTACAATAGTTTCTTAGCATTTTATTCTACTGCTTCAACAGTAAGTTTACAACTTTATACTGTTTCTTCAGTAACTATTAGTACAAGCGGGGGTGGAACCACAATAACAAGCGATAGTCCATTCACATATAGAGTTATACCACATGGATCAATCTCAGGTCGTTTTTGGATTACTTTGGTACAATCAGCTTTATTGATAACATATCTGTATAGTGTATCTGGAATTACTGAGGTTATGTCATCGTCAGTTTCGCCGTTTCCTGCTCTTTCATTCTCTACTATAGATCATGTTCCTATTACAGATTTAGCTGTATGTGGTACTAAATTAGTTATAGCTACTAATATCTCAAATATTGTTTCGTATAATATTGTGACTGACAACTCAGGATCTATATCAGCTGGTACGGTAATCAGTCAATCGACACTTACTCTCACAACTCAGCCAATAAGAGTTGCTTCTAGTAGCACTACTGCAACTTTTGCATTCGCTACATCGGCAGCAGTTTATGCAAGTACAATAGATGCTTCTGGGAGTTCTCCTGTTCAGATTAGTTTTAGATCTACAGGATACATAAATTCATCGTTTGCTCCGCCTGTGGTTCGAATTTTTGATTCGCAAGTTTCTAACACTGTTCAACAGTTTTCTACTAATTCTGCTTATTATACAGTTCCTTCAATTGCAATAATTCGTTCAATTACGTTCACAAATGGAGGATATCATTTCCCGATGTTTTCTTATTCTGCAATAGTAGCAGGGTCAACTAGTAATAGAATAAGTTCGAATAATTTTTATACTATAGCTACAGCTACCACTCCCAACATGTTAACGCTTATAGAATGTGCAACAGTTTAAGGAATTAGTAATTAGCTAATGATAAAATACTTCCCCTTATAAATAGAACATGAAATTTATAAGGGGAAGAGATGAGTACCAGCAAACCAGCATCAAGAGAAGAATTCAAGCAATTCTGTCTTAGAAGATTAGGTGCACCTCTATTAGAAATTAACGTTGCTGATGAGCAAATTGAGGATTGCATCGAAATCTCATTCTCATACTACTACGATTATCATTTCGATGCAACTGAAAAAGTTTATCTAGCACATCAAGTCACAGACGAAGATAAAGTCAATAAGTATATTCCAATTCCAGATGAAGTTATTGGAATTAGAAATGTGCTTGACATTGGTGATAGCTATTCAACAAATAATCTTTTTAATCTAAGATATCAAATTTCTTTGAATGACTTATACTCATTCAATACGGGACCATTTGCTCCTTATTACATGGCTTTTCAAAACGTTGCACTTGCTGAAGAACTATTCGTTGGCAAACAATCTCTTAGATTCAATCGTCATATTAATAGACTTCATATTGACATGTCTTGGGATACTAAAGTTAAAACTGGCGAATATATTATCATCGAAGGTTACAAGAAAATCGATCCAGACACATATACTGATGTATACAATGATCGTTGGTTGCAAAGATATTGTACTGCACAAATCAAAAAGCAATGGGGCGAAAATCTTAAAAAGTTTGAAGGCATTTCAATGCCCGGAGGAATCACATTCAACGGACAAAAGATTTGGGACGAAGCATTAGATGAACTAAATCAATTAGAAACAGAGATGATTTCTAATTACTCGTTACCAGTTATAGACATGGTTGGATAATGGCTCGTAATAGATATTTTAATCAATACTCTCCGATTAGATCGGAGCAGTCACTAATCACATCATTAGTTGTAGAATCAATTAAGATCTTTGGTGTTGATGCATACTATCTACCAAGAACGCATGTAAACTTAGATAAACTTTACAACGAAGACGGTTCTGTCATTTATGATGATGCACTTGAAATGGAAATGTATGTTAAAAGTTATGACGGCTTCATGGGTCAAGAAGATTTCATTTCTAAGTTTGGATTGCAAATTGATGAATCAATCACTTTTGTAGTTGCACAAAAAAGATTTATTGAATCATTGAAACCATTAATGATGAATGAATA